TCATCATTATTTCACGAGCGTATGCTTTAATAGCAGATTTTAATGCTGCTTTCTTTTCTTCAGATATTCCCGCTACTGTTCTACCTTTATAAGTATCTTTTAAATAATTAACCATTTCAGCATTCATATTAAAATTAGGCTCTAATGGTTGAGTATCTGATTTTGATTCTATTGTTTTAGACATCATTTGCATGAATCCATTTTCAACAGTATCATCTACTATAGCAGACATACTATCATCTATATCTAATTTATCTAACCAAGTGTTTGTTTTTTTAGAATCTGGTTTTGATATTGCTGCTCTTATAAATTCAAATGTTGTTTTAGCAGCTTCAGCTCCAGGTATAAACCCCATTAGTGTTCCTAAAGCTATATTACCTATTTTTTCTCCTTTTTGTTTGAGAGCAATAGATTTAATAACTTTTTTTAAATCACCATATGTGTTTAATTCTAATGACATTATTTATAGCCTAACTTAGTTAATACTTGTTCAACTTGACTTCTAACAGCAGATTTACTAATCTTTCCTGGTTGAAATCCTAAAGATTGAAACCAAACTTCAAAAGCTCCAGGAAATTCCTGAATGCTATTAATGTTTTTTGATTTACTAGCTACCGTAGTTGCAGATGCCTGAGCTCTACCTAAAGCAGCAACATCACTTGGTGTGCTTGTTGCTTCTTCTACTACTTCTCTTATAAGAGATTGTAATTGATGTTTAGTCATTATTTAACTGCTTTAATTTCTGCTACTAATTGTTGATAAGTCAATAATGAAATAATGTCTTCATCTTTTACACTTTGATTCTTATCTAATGGTTTAATCAAATTAACTACTTCGTTAATTTTGATTTTGATGGTATTGTCTTGAATAGTTTCGGTTAATTTACCTAATTCTTTCTTAATACCTTCTATTTTAACATTAACGAATTCTTTTAACTTTGTAGTACTAGACACGTTGTTAATAAATTCTTTTAACACTGATTTTTGTTCTGGTTGTAATTCACCATACTTTTCGTTGAATTTTTCAATCAACATTTTGTATGCTAACATACGAGTACCTTTATCCATAGCACTATATTCTTCTATTACTCGATCTTTAACCTCTTCTTTATTTACTTCTCTGCGAGTAATATGTTCAAGTAAAGTTACTTTATTATCAATGACACTTGTTGGGTCTATAAATTCTAATGTAGAATATGCTTCCATTAATGTGTAGACAGCAGCGTGTTGCTTGTAATTATTTACTTTAGCTTTGAAGAATTCTTCTAAATTGTAATGTGACTTAATTTCTTTAATTAAGTTATACTTTTCTTTACGAAGAGCAGTACGGTTTAAGCGACCATGTAGTTCTAGAGTGGTGTTGATCAATGATTCAGCTTTACCTTCAGATATTGCTTTATTAGCAATTAAGGTTTGATATAATTTATATTCTTTAGCTAATTCTGATTTACTAAAATACTTTTTAATCAACGGCAATGACGCGGAGTCTTTGCCAGAGATCGTATCGGAAGTTACTTGTCTTAACAGTAATTCAAATAAAATTCCAGTATTTTTATATTTGTTGTGTTTTATTTTCATAGAAAGTATGTAATCACTACGTATAAATATGTTATTTTTCTATACCCTTGATATTATTTTCGTTTAATAGATCGGATTCTACAGGTTTAGTAACTTCATATAAAGTTATAGTTTTGGCTTCTGCCGCTTCTCTAGCTTTCTTTAATTCAGATAGGGCTAACGGTGAACCGCCTTTATATGCTTGTTGCATTGGTTGTTTATCTTGAGTAGAAGACATATTGTATTCCTTACTACCAATTGGATCTTTACCAAATGAACTCTTTTGAGTACCAAATATAGATGCTTTTTGTGTTGGGCGTCCAACTGGATCCTTTTCATCATATCCAACAGGTACTGCGCCTTGTCCATTTCTACCCTTACCATATAATGAAGCTAAATCATGTGGAGTACCGAATGATCTACCAGTTTTAGCTGGATCATTACCTTCATTTTCAACTTGTTGAAGTCTAAATGCACGTTTTTTATCTTCTAATACTAAATCACGCATCTCATCGTATTGATCTTCACTGAATTGGAATATTCTATCGTAAATAAAATCTGACGGGATTAAACCTGTATCAAGAGCTTCTTTAGCAAGTGATACTTTTTCTTTCCACATTGCTACTTGTTCTTGTTGGTAGATGATTGATGGAGGCGTTAATGTTAATTCAAATCCTGTTAATTCATCACCCTCAAATCCTTGAGTATATAAATGCACTAATGCAATTTTATACAATTCAGATACAAGTACCTTTTGCACACGCTCAATTGTACGAGCAAAACGAATATCTTCAGCAGCTAATGTAGCTTTACCCGATAAATCTTTTTCAAATCCAAAGAATGCTTTAGGCACCTTAAGTGCAGCTAACATTTCATCACGTAAGAAATTAACGTCTTCAATACCATTGTATTCTAAACCTTTTAAGGTGTCGATTTTAGTATTTTGGTTTGCACCTCTTACTGGGATGATAAAATCTTCAAGTGAATTCTGGATATTATAACGTAAATTGTAATCACCCGTTTGAGCATCCATAAATGGAGTCTTTTTCATTTTATTGGTGATACGCTCCATGTAGTTATCCACTTCATGTGCTGGTATTCCACCAACGTCTACGTAGAAGACACGCTTTTCAGGCGATCTCATAATACGATGTATTAACATCGCATCTTTCATCAATGTATATTGCTTGTAAACCTTACGAGCTGGTTCAATAAATGAACGTCCATAAGGTAAATAGTTAGCATCCGCGTATAATCTAAAGTGAGCAATTTCATAATTCTCAAAACGCTTTTTCATATTACTTTTATCCATATGGACAGTACTAGCTAATGCGTTTGGATCATATTCAAAATAAACCTCAAATGGATTGTTTGGATTTAGACCTTCTCTTCTAGCCAATTCATATGATGATAAAGGCATAACATTGTATACCCCCATCTCACTGTTAATTTCTAAAAATAAATAAAAATCACCATATTTACACATCTGGCGAGTCCAAGGCCAAAGGTTAAATTCAATATTTAAAATATCGTAGAATAAGTTATAAAGTACTTTTTGTACTTTTTCATTAGATGAGCGAATTTGTAAAATTTCACCCGCTTCATTTTTTAATGTAGTTTCATCAGACACAATATCAAGAGCAGAAGCGATAATAGATTCTGAATCCATTGCTTCATAGTCATTGTACAACTGTGTTCTTAATGTCTGATAATTAATAGCAGGATTGAACATAGCAGACATGCTAGTTCTATGTAGACGCGTAAAACGGTCTACTAAGCTATTTGTTTGTGCACTTCCATAGGCTTGAGTACGGTCTGTGTCTACCACTTTTAATTGTCCACCACCAACGTTTCTTATTACAACGTCAGTTGAAAACAATCGTCTTAGCCTTGAAAATAAATCTGTATTAGCCATTTTTTTATTTTAGTATGTATATCAATAAATATTTTAACCAAGTAACCATCGCGTATCTTCTGCATTTCCATGGACATCGTTTATTTGATATGGATTACCACCAGGTATCCATTGTCCACCTCCATACATCTCTCCACCAGTCTTTTTAAAGTTTAATAAACTAGCGGAAGCCAAGTCGCGACCCATTTGAGCAAAACGTGATGCAGTATCACGAATAAACAATCCCATTGATAATGCTAACACCAAATCATCGTTATACCCGTTTTGCGCTTGTCCTTTACCATGCATCCATATGAATACTCTTAATTCTTCAAGTAAACGTTTTGAATAGAATGTATAAGACTTGTCTCGAAGGTACGACTCCATTTTTGAGATAACAAGTGGTCTTGTCTTTGCTGAAGTAGTGAATCCGGGAACGGTTTGCCCCGAATCCATCTTGGATAAATATTTCTCAGCATTTAATTCACCATATGAGCGAGGTGAATAGTATAAATTAGCGTATTCTCTGTCTAGTATAGTATTTACAACATCCCAACCGATATTAGCATTTTCCACCACTAAAAGCGCATTATTATATTCTGTAGCTACCGACACTAACATGTTTCCATATTCACGTGTGCCGATTAGTGATTTAAACTCAGCCACCTGTGTACATGACTCAAGATCAATAACTTGGAATGATGAATAATCACTTCCGTCGCCACGGGCAACGTCCGCAGATACAATATAATTTTTATTATAATCTGGATATTGCCATATCCAAAAATCACCTCCCATGAATCGACGTTCAACAGGATCCATAATAAATCCTTCGTAATATGCTAAGGTTTCAGGATCAACTACTGTAGCTCCTGATCCTAAAAAGTCACAATCATATTCCTGCGCAAAGTCTCTTGCAGTCATATTTTCTCTTTCATTCAATAACCAAGTATCATTTCTATCAGGATGAACATCCCATTTTAATTGAATAGGTTTAAAGCTATTTTTCCCTA